CTTGAAGTATTCTGCAATCTTCGAAGCATGCATCGGCTTTACTTCGTTCTCGACCATCCAGGTGTATGGTACGAATTCTTCAGGCTTTTGCTCATGCCAAATGTGATCGAACTTGGCTTCCAATTCCATGATGAAGAAATCGACTTTTCCTTGGACTCGCTCTTGAATCGAGATGACGTTGCTGGTATCGGCAGCGACTGTAACGTCGAGACCCTTTTCCGCGACAATCGTGTCAAGTCTACCTCGGAAAACATTCATGCGCTCCTTGAAGTTATTGAATACACCATCAGGAACCCATGCGCCACGTGAAAGGCATCGCGCCAACCAACCGTCGACGATGTTCCAAGACAAGTTAAGAGAATCGGCGGCTTGCTTCTGTACTGAAGTGATCTCGTTGTTCTTTACAAGATACTCAATCAGATACTTGCGCGCATCTCGCGATTCTTTATTATGATTGTACCACTGAAACGCAAAGACGAGATCGAATTGCGTACATGGTCCTTCCTGCTTATCCCAAGTGGGTTCAGGAACAACTTTCGGAATAAATTTAGCCATAGGAATACTCTACTCTTTTAAAGTTGTAAGATCAAGCAGAACGAAAGCATGTTTGCTTCGCGAGTTTCTGCCAGTTGACGCGATCCATCTTATACAAGCCAGCAAGTTTCACTACCATGCGCAGTGACAACTCGCGCAGACGGTCAACGTTGTTTTCGATGAATTGCATGATCTGAATAGTATCTATGTCCGCCATGCCACGGTCGCGCAGCATACCGCCACGTACAACCTGCTTGATACGAACAAGATAATCCATCTTCGTTTTCATCGCAAGATCGAGATAATGCGAACGCGAAACAAGAGCCTCAAAGTGGGGAGCCAACTTGTTGCCTGATCGAATCAGAGCATCAAAGTCATAGTTCGTGATGAAAATGATCGAACCTTCAAACTCGAACTTTTCAGGAATGCTCTCACCATCTTCATCTTCTTCACGTTCGAGTGAACGCGACAACCAGTGAAGAACACGACGCTCCGTAGAATCGCACGCAGTCTTCAACAAGTTCATGCTGACGTCATCGTGGAAAATTGAATCAGAGTCGTCGAACACGAGCACGCTGTTCGTGAATCGCGCTTCGTACAGCAACTTGTAAAGTGAAAGGGGACGCACGTATCCCTTAATGTATACGACGTGATGACCCTTGCGCTCGAGCGCTGCCAGTTTAGACTCGACGGTGTACGACTTACCCAGCCCTGCGGGACCAGAGACGATGAGCGACCGATTAATGCCGCGACCTGTAGCCTCGGACATAACCTCGAGTGCTTCGAAGCGATCTTTCAGCTTCGCTTCGATCTGCGGGATCGTTTCAGTTGAAATAGGGAGTACAAACTGCGGCGCGTGATTGACACCAGCACGCTGCTTTTTAGTACGACGAAAACCTGCTTTTGGTACGCCACGTGGCATTAGAATTTCACCTTATCTACTAACATAATACAATTATACAGTAAAACGTAAGAAAGGACAAGGGGAAAATCCCCTTGCCTTTCAATAACTTACGTCAACCTCAACTAGTGATAATATCCACGCTTTCACCGCTACCGTAGTCGGTGATTTCCTCCACCCAGCGCGTTTTCGTACTCGCGCTGTATAATTTTAGTGCAGCGCGTCGGCTCTTGGTCTTAAGTATACGCTTGTTTCCTCGCGTTTTCTTGCCGTTGAAAGTGATGATCGCGTTTTCGTAAACTTCGTAATATTGCTTCATCTTTCCTTCTAGTTTTAACCTATCACATCATCTATAATACACTATTTCGCGTCAGATGTAAATAGAAAAAACCCTTGTAAAATCAATAACTTACGAAACTGTTGTAAAATCAACAACTTACGTCAACTTTCGAAAATTTCTCTAAACTTACGAAAACCCTCCTTACCGAGGATCTGAGAAATGATCTTTTTCGATCGCTTACACTTCTTGATGATAAGACCCTCTTGATCAGAGTCTAGTAGATTTTTTAGATAGATGCTAGGGTCACCTAGGATGGCTTCGAACAACTCAACCTTTCCATTATTGTGAAACATGACTTGGTATTTTAATCCAACATCATGTTGTTCAAACTTACGATCTTTCTTCTCATTTAAATTTAAGAATGTCAATGACCATATGTCATCGCCACCTTCTTTAGTTTTACAAAAATATACGCCATCAAAATCCTTCTTCTCGTCCACTAAATCGTTAATTGTCATTTTGACTCCCCTCTTTACGATTGCGGTAGAAATAGCGATTGGCTATGTTTTCGTTGTAGTATACACGCTCGTTGTTTTCATTCACAGCCTCGAGGACTTCTTTTATGAACTGCGTTTTTACTTCTTGATAGTTTACCTCACCTTTAGTCTTATGCAAAGAAAGAATTTCTCTTTTAAATCTTTCCTTGCCGTGTTGTTCTATAATCTCAAGGATGACTTTAGAAGAACCATAGTACTCCTTCCAATCACTTTCGCTTTTGTTCTTTTTACGACGTCCCTTTACTTTCTTGACAGTTCGAATTGACCAGAAATATTTACGACCGATGTACTTACGATTGTTGACGGAGTCTGTCAAGCAATACACAAATCCATAATAATCTTGAATGTCGTCGGAATTAAACGGTTTGCCTTGATAGAGCCAAGGATTTTCATAATCAACCATAAAAAAATACTCATTAGCACAACACTAATGAGTATTTATCTTTTAATTATATCGATCGTCGTCTTCGAAGTTATCCTCTTCTTCTTCGTCTTCATCGTCCTCGTAATCTTCTTCGATTTCTTCGCCACAGAAAGGGCAGTATTGAGGCTCGTTTGTAACTTTTTCGAAGAAGTATTTTAAGAAATACTCTGACTCGCAATTGTTACAGTTTACTTTTTTATATTCTTCCGAAATCATTTTTTCTCCGTTACCAAACCCATGAAACAAAACTATATCTAGTTCCCTTCGTAACTTCATCCATCGACATCATTTCTGATTGACCTCATATTCATATCGATCATCATCAGACAATACCCATTTGCTAGTATTTTCGACGGACCACATATTTGTGCCCAGTTTGCGCTCAATAACATTCTGTCCAGGCTTCGTGACAAATGATGGCTCAAATGCGCGACAGCGGTTGTTTGGTTGAATTGCAAAGTTACCATTATCTAGTTTGATTACGTGACCGCATTTATGCTGCCCTGGAACCTCACTGAATCCAAGGTCAGCAATATTCTTATCTTCATGCGACCAATCAAGTGTAAACAGATAAGTGCCTTCGTTCCACTTCTTATTGCGATCAATATACTTAATTCGTTTGTTGATTAAGAAATCAAACTGTGTAACGCCAATATATGAACTAAACGAATCCCATAAAACTAGGTTGTAAAGTTCTTCTTGCGGCGCAGGAATCTTATGACAGAAAGCGTGGATCGGCATGCGAAACCAAAGCCCTTCATCTTCCATGATGAAATGAAAAAGCGGGGCACGATGCGGTAATGACGCCACGCCAAATATAAGAACTGGAAGATAGGTGTCCTTTGCTTCATCGAACTCTGTTCTGTTCTGAAGAAAATTAGTCCGCACATAACATTCTATGGGCGGGATGTTAACGTTTAAGTATGCCATGCTAGTATATATCCTTAATCAAAGAAAAATAAGTGAAACAAACGAGAATCTTGCAAAGTCTGCCCGAAGTATTTGTTTGCTGCATGGAAGCAGCGCGCATCCCAAATAGCGAGTCTATTGAACACATTTCCGATAACATCAACCACATCGAATTTAGTTGAATCGTAAAAACCACCTTCAAAGCAGGTATCAGCACCTGGCTCATCTGCTGATCTGATTCTCGTGCCTTTATGGGAAAGTAAGCATGTTCCTGTATCATATGGCGCATCAGGAGTTAGATAAACAGCACCTGCCCAAGTTTGTGAGTCATAGTGATAAACTAGAGCATCTTGCGCCGTGCAGTATTGTAAACTGCCGTTCATACCATGATCCCACTTCTTGATCTTAATTCCCATAATATCTTCAATGGCTTTCTTCATTTCTTCCGTCAAATACTTTTCCTTTGTGCGCTTACCTTTATACCAATCAATATCGCCTTGGAAATTGGCATTCAAAGCAAAATCGCGAACAGCATACGGATCTGCATAAAAATTATCTACAACAAAGATACGTTTCTGCTGCGCTGACTTCGTGTTTAGACGAAATACTGGCTTTTCTCTGTTCAAGTTATCAGTTGCAAATTGATGCAAATACTTCACATAATCTCCTGTATCGTTATACATGTTTGTATTGATTAGGAAATGATATGTCGGGAATGGATTGGTGCGATCTGGGCGCATCATAAAAGATGTTTCTTCATACATCTTATCCCATTCACCAAGCTGTGAGTAAACTTCAGCAAGATAAACGTGATGGTCATTTCGAACTTCAGCAAATTGCTCAGCCTTTTGATAATGCCAAATAGCCTTATCATAGTCTTTAAGGAATCGATAAGCATTACCAATGGCGCAAATAGCATAATATGCCATCTCGTCAATGTTTTTTGCTTTATGTGTTTCGTTAAAGTTATGAGTATAGTTTACAACGTTATTGAAATAGAATATGCAGCGACGAGCATATTCTTCCTGATGCACTTCCTTGAGTGGAAAGAAATTACCGCGATAGCAATCTTCGTACGACTTACCAATGTACCAGAAATGGTACAAGTCAGTCAACATTGTTCCTTCACGAATTAACTTTTCTTCAAGTTTGAGCGCATCAGTTACATATTTGGTTGGGACTGAATAACTTTCGCCATGTGAAACTCCACCAATCATCTTAAAAGATTTTGGTAGACTTGTTCTTACGAAATTTTCTCCAATCCCATCCATTTCGAGAGAGATGGTTTCGTGCGCTGGGTCATGATTGAACTTCCAAGGAAGTTTAGCGTTCCAAATCCATGCTCTATAATAGATTAATCCTGGGGCAATAGAAGTTACGTGGAAACTTTGCGGGTTTGTATCCTCAAAGATAGACCAATCGAAATCTGCGCCAACTTCAAGAGTTTCGTCGCAGTCCATCTTCATAATCCAATCACAACCGTGATCGAGTTTTAATGCTGTTTGAAGTAGATGGTCGCGATTCCAGCCAAAATTTACCCAACCTTCTTCAACTTTATACAAGTGACCAGGTAAATTTGTTTCTTGAGCCCATTGCTTTACAATATCTACTGTGCCGTCAGTAGAACCGTTGTCTTGTAGTACCCAATACTTGATATATGGCGCTACAGAATCTAACATCTTACGAATGTTTTTTGCTTCGTTTTTGAACATTGAGATCATACAGATCTTCGCGCCCTTCGGACTTTCAGCCTCAACGAAGTCTGAGAACTTTTCTCTAATCAAAGAAAGTAATTTCTCATTTTTACTAACAACACCAAGACCATAACCATTTTTCAATTTTAGTTTTGGTAAGTTCAATTCATTAAAAAACTTTTTAACCCCAAAGTTTTCTTGAGTTACTTTTGTATTGTGAAATAGTATAACACCATTTTCTGATAAGAATTTAGACCAGTTATCAAAATTTTCCTTCACAGATTCGTATGCGTGATAACCATCAATGTGAAGAATATCGATATTTTTATCCCAAGTTTTAGCGACATCAGAGAAATTACCTTCAATAATTTTAACGTTATCGATTTGCAATTTATTTAGAATTGCATACGTTTTTTCTTTTTGATCCATATGCGGACCAGTCTGAGAATCGGGTTTGAAATTATCCAGACCATATACTGTGCCAATCCCTGGTAAGGCGAATGTGAACGTAGAATATCCATAGTCGACCCCAAGATCAACAATTGTTGTTGGTTTTACTTCATTCACCAACCACTGCGCAAATGTGCTATGAGGTTTCCATGAACTTAATACAGAATCGACCAACTTCTCTTTATTTTCTTTGTTCATATTATTTACTCGTTTAAGTAATGGTAAGTTTTCATACTCAGAAAATTCAATTGGTTCTAAGTAAAGGTTTTTACCACTGTAATGATAATTGAAATAATTAGGATCGCCAGTACCAATCCAAAACTCTGGTTGATGACGTTTCCATTCTACATTTTCGTAAAGAAAACTTGGATCTAGTTTACCGATGTATTTTGCATTAGCCCACCAGAAGTTTCCAGAATAATACGATTTAGGAATTTTTTCGCTTTTTCTTATGCTGGCTTCCTTTAACCATTCAGTGCCAGCGCAATCATATTCATCTAATATCGCAACACAATCTTTCCATCTATGAACGTTGAAATATTCCATGTAGGAATTCCAAAGTTCTATGTTTTTAGGAAGTGTGTCTTTTATTTGTTCATAAAGTGCATCGCTTTTTATTTTCTCTTCACTCCAACTAGTTCCTTTTGTGTGAAGATAAAAAATTTTATAATCTTGATTCTTTACAGCAAAACGATACAAATCAAATAGCGTATCAGCTTCGGAATCAGTCTTTACATTTCTTTTAGTTTTATTAACCTTAACCAATTGATATGGTAAGGCTTGGTCACCATTAACTCCAAAATGAATATAATCCGCAGCATCATATAAGCCAGATTGCTGCAAAGCAATTATTTGTTTTTCAAATAACTGTTTCCAATGACTGGATTGATAGATGTGATAAAAGATAGCAATTTTATTGCTCATAAAAATTCTCAATTAAATTTTTACTGGATGCGGTCTTCTCTTGTTATCCTTAATTGCAACGAGCCATGCATTTGTGACTGCGATTTTATCATCCCACCAAATTGTATCCAAACGAAAATCTTGGAAGCGAATCGTATTGTTACGAATGAAGCGAGCCTTATCTTGGCGAGTATAATACCAGAAAGAATTTTCGTTCCAATAACTTACATGCGTTGGATCTTGGAATGCACCACGACCATCTGTACTTGGCACTTCAATAAACGCCCAACCACCGTCGGCAAGGACGCGATAAATTTCAGACATAATCTTATGTTTATCGTTTAAGTGTTCAATTAGGTGCGAAGCGTTTAATACACCAACACTGTTATCTGGTAATGGAATACCTTCGTTCAAATCGCAAGTAATATCGCCACCTTCTAGATCGAGAGTTTTACATCCTGCTCTAGGATTGATACCACCACCAAGATCAACAATCATTAAATTGCGATCTTTTGCGTCTTTGACTGCCAAATCCCATGCGTGCTTATGGAACAATTCAACAGTGCGTTCTTGAATTGCTTTATTACGCTCGAGCCAAGTGTTATTGCCCGTAATGCGATAAACATAAAGTGGTTTATTGATGTGATGCATCTTTGTTGCAAGATAAGTGCGAATCATCAACTCATGGTCGTCGCAAATATCCAACTTTGGATCATGACCACCAATTTGAACATAGAGATCTTTACGCCAAGCACGAACGTGATCTGGTGCGTACCAAATAAAGGCAACGCTATGGCTTGATGGTGGGAAAGAAATCATTGAATAGTATTCTTTTCCACGCCATTCAAACTTTTCATGTTCCCAACCGTAGTATGGGTTGTATGGAATAAATTCGTCTTTCATGTGCCAATTGATATCGTTACTATAAACGAAACCAACGTCAGAATCATTTTCAAATGCTTGTTTTAATTCTTCTAGGCAGTTTGGAAGGAGAAGATCGTCGTGATCGACTTCGACAAGAATGTCTCCTTCACCCTTCATGAAGGCGTTATGTTTATTGAATCCCACACAAGTATTGTTTTCGTGGCATTCATAAATTTTAACGCGAGGATCTGCTACGATGGCAGAATCAACGAGGGAGCGTGATGCTCCCCCGTTGAGCCATAATACCCATTCCCAATCTGTATAGGTTTGTTCTGTTAAACTCTGATACAGTTCAAAAAGAAACGCATTTTTTAAGTGTGTCGCGGTGATAATACTAAATTTCACAAGTCACCTCATAGTTTTTCAAAACAAAACCTAACAGATTAAAGAATTAATTACTGAGCAGCTGGAGCCTCAACAACAGCAGCATCAGCAGCTGGAGCCTCAACAACAGCAGCGTCAGCGGCTGGTGCTTCAGCAGGAGCAGCGGCTTCAGCGGCTGGTGTTTCTTCAACAACAACTGCTTCTTCCTTTGCGCCACAAGCAAC